ACTGAAGCTAATGTAATCCAAGGCTCCTTGCAAGGTTAGCTTGTGGGCCTTGAACACCCATGCCTTGACCTGCGGTAGCGATATTAAATCCTGCGCCCCCACGTTCTGCAATCATTCGCATTGTCTGCTCTTGGACATCCTTTGGAACAACGCCCTTCATGTAGTCGCTGATTGCGGCAGATGCTAGTTCTCTTTGACTCCTTGCACCTGGATACAACCTCTCAAGCTGTTCTTCATTATACCCAGTAATTCTTGCAGCATCAGCAATGTCAGCACCCAAATCCCATTTTGGTGCTTCAATTTTCTTGAGTCCTTTTTTAAGTTTTTTACCAGCTTTTTCTTGCCTCTCAAATGCTTCCATTTCTGATTTTCTGGCTCTCCTGCTGGCTGCGTCTTGAGCTTTAGCTGCACGATCTGCGGCACTCATACTAACAGCAGCACCAGCGGCAGCGGAACCAACTGCAACAACGCCAGCAGCAATCGCAAATGCTGATGAATTAAACATTTGCCTTTCTCTAATTGAGTAAGGATTGTATCGCTTTTCGATTGGTTCCCAGATCATTGTATTATTTTAGTTGATTGCTGTTGTATCTCCACTTCTGAACTCGCGGATCGTCTTTGTCGATATGCGGGTTAAAGTCTCTTGACGTAATGGATTCTATTATTTCATCTGGATCAGTCAAGTTAGTAACGTGGCATGTTGTCCAGATTGTATCTTCGTGTGTGTAAAGTAGCCTTCTTGTTCCTGCTTCTGTTACCCCAGTATAGGGTGCTTGGTATCGCTGAACTGGTATGTTGTGATACCATACAGATACGTCACCTTGCAATACAAAGAATGGGTGAGTAGTTAGGTGAAGCAAAGAAGTAAGGATGGTATTCTTAGGCATGAATATCTCACGGATATACAGCCCTGGCGTGAACCTATGAATCAGAGGACATTCCCTTGGAGGCATCTTCAGAATCTCCAAGTCCATTTGATTTAATGCATCTTCTGCATCTCCATATCCAGCAACACTACGAGCATCAATCTTCTCTTGAATTTCAAGTGTCATGGATGCATGAAGTAATCGTCTGCGCTAGGTGATAGCAGATCAGCGTAAATCAAGCTGTCTGCTTTACTATAGTTAGCAATTCTTAATGGCCCAGCAGTTGGGATCTCGTCGCTCTCCATTGCCTTCTCTTCTTCTTGGATAGCCAGCGCAAGGTTGGCTAGGAACTCGGATGACATCCTATTCTCCTTGGAGTTTATTGCCAGCACCGCAAAGTAAATAGATTCTGGCGTGAACTCTACAAGTTCCTTTGGATCTTCTAAGTCAGAGTAGTTCTTCGCCGCATACAGAGTAATGCAATTGCATCCCCTTGGTGCTTTGAATCTGCGCCAGCTTGGATTCTGATCCTGTGGTTGGTAGACAGAGATCAATGTCTGTGTCTCAAGCACAGCGTCATACGCATATACTCGGATTCTTCCATTGGTCTTTGACTTGCTTACGCTACGAATACCAGAGTAGGTCTTAGGGCTTTTCTCTCCAGCCTTAATGGTGACTTGCTCGTAGCTCCCGTATTCGTTGTATGCCTCAAATGATAGCTCTACATCTTGGTCATCACGATGCTCTGCTACCAAGTGAATCTGATATGGGCGAGTCATGTAATCACGGAAGACTACATGCTTGCCTCCTACCTCAATGATCTGACGATGACAACTATTCTGCCAGACGTATTGTGCGTTTGGCGTTAAGTTGAACCATTCATCAGCGAGGCTTGCCCCTGCATTGTTTACCCATGCTGCACGGATCTGCGCATAGCGAGGCGGTAGCGTAAAGCAAGAATCAACACAGCAAATACAAACGTATTCGCTTGTTGCGTTCCATTCACGCTTATCCCAGAGGATTCTTCGGGCGCGGTTGATGTAAGTTTTAGCGAGATCGTATGAACAAGTTCCGCTATCACCTACCGCTCCCTTGACCTCCTCGACCATCTCTTCAAGGGTCAGAGGCATTATCGGAATCGATAGTTACTTGACGGGTTTGCCAACAGTAGGAAGGGGCTTGGAGCTATAAACTCCACCCTTACCATTCAGCTTTTGGTTGCCCATAGCTGTGCTGATCTTGCCGCGAGTGGGTGCTCCACCGCTAACGAGTTTGGGGTCTGTTCCTTTTAACATAGTATTATTTTGGGTTTGTTGTTTATGATGTGTGGATTGCTGTCCACCTGAGAGTGCTTACTGTGGCTGGATTGTCTTGGACTAAGATGTTAAATCCAGTTGTTGTTTGTCCAGCTTGAACGACATAGCTTCCCATTGTTGCTCTTGATGTCGGTAGTCCAATAGGAATAACTGAAATCCCGTAGTCCGCTGAAGGCAATTCCGCAAATGTAATATTGAGTGTGCTATTGCCAGTTGCTACTGAAATTGTTCCAGTCCTTGTGATTGTTTTTGATCCAAGTTCAAGGGCATCGACACGAATATCTAGCGCATCAATCTCTAGTTGCTGTGATGAAAGTTGCGCATTGATTTCAGTAATCTCCGCTGGGGTTACGTCACCAAGCCCTGGGACATTGATCGTGCCATTAGCAAGTGTCGTATCAATAAATTGTTGCAACACTTCGCTCCAGTTACCAGTCGGGCAAAAGTCATCTGGCACATTCGGAAAGATAATTTGTGGGCTTGTCGATTGGTTATCCATGAATTACGCAATAGAGTAGTCGTAGTAACGATCTTGGCAACACAAAAATTTAGAACATTCTTCATCAGTTGGACAATCTCCAACCGTGTTCATTGCTCCATCCTTTAAGTTAGCCATGATTCTCACTCGGTCAACTGTAGCAACGCCTTCCAAGTTCACTTTAAGTTGGAACTCGCTTCCCTCAACAGATGGGATTCCTGCAAGGTCGTTGCATTCATTTGGGTTCGGTGTCGTAAATTTGTAGCGTTTATAGCGATTGCCTCCAGATAGGGGAACGCACCCTTCTACTTTGGGAGAACACGGATCGCACCCATAGGTTGTTGGTATCTTTAGCTCTGACCAGCATGGGTTACTATCTGAACGATACTCAACTTGGCTATCTACTAGACCTGGTATCTCGCTCATCCAGATTTCTCCACCAGTCAGTTTCTTCCTTTGGAATTTATTAGTAGCCCCACTACGATTAAAGTCATACCTGCCCGATACAAAGAAGCTCTGGATGCGTGTCGTTCCATTTGGGCCGTAGTCATCTTGTTGGTTTGTAGTGACCTCGTAGATTCTATTCTTATTATCTTGGTCGAAGCTCCAGATGAATCCTCGTTTGTCATTTTCAATCTGCGCAGCAACGCATTGGGTTGGGCGAACTCCACTCCATATCCCATTCCACCTAAAGTTGATCTGTGCGTCTGGTGCTGGACTGGATGACTGATCAAGATCAAGAACAACTAGTCCCCTGTGATACCTGTTGAGTCCTGGCGAGTTGGTTCGCTTTGTCTCTGGTGCTACAGTCGAGATCAGATAGTTATCAAAGAACATCGTGCTTGCGAACTGACGTAGCCAAGGCGTGTCACGCGAAACCCATTTGTTCACTTCACGGGATAGCTTCCTCATTGAGAAGTATCGCCCAAACTCTGACTGGCTATTAGAATAAAATGCCCAACCATCGTGGGAGCGGAACCATAGCTCCGAGTTAGCTGTAGTCACATACGGACTTGTGCATCCTCGGCCAAGGAGTGAGATGCGCTGAATCTGTGTCTCGTTCCACAATGCACGGGGGAGACTGACATCCATTGAGAATGCTCCGTTCTCCGTAAGAACAACAAGCTCACCTTGTCCACGAAGATTGCTTCCGATGTGAGGCATCACCTTCATGGCGGTAATGTTTCCCATAGTGCTTGGTGTAGAAAACGCTCCACCTTCTGCCCAATAGGTAATCTCTGTGAAGTTCTCGGTATTGCTAGTATCAGTAAACCCATTACCAAAGATAATATCTGATGCGTAAATCTGATTGAATCTATCTGCTACGAATACTCTACCGAATGCATATTCCATTATCGTGCCGATTGGCATCTGTTGGAGGAATGGGTTCAGTCTCTTCGCGGGGTTAGCGAGATTCCCATCCCATGCAATCGCAGCTTGGTATCCGTTCTGGATATACACACGATCCTCTGCTTGCACGAACCATGTGTGCAT